ATGATGTTTGCACCGCATTGGTTTTGAACGTTATTTACTTTAATTGTACTAGTCATTATTGAAATTTGTACCTTATTATTACTATACCAGAACCGCCAGATCCAGCAGTTACTGCACCACCTGGAGTAGCTGAACTTGTAGCACCGCCACCACCACCTGTGTTAGCTGTTCCATTAACTCCTGGACTTGCTGGCCAATCACCACCTGCTCCGCCACCACCAGCACCTCCGGCACCACCGCCACTTTCTGGTGGTGCATTTCCACCACCGCCACCACCTCCAGCTCTTTGAACTGGTGAACCATTTATTGAACTTGTTGCTCCAGCACCACCTGCTCCTGCTGGTCCTCCTGTAGCACCAGCAACTCCAACGGCTCCTGCTCCGCCACCACCGCCTGCTGCATTAGGTGAAGCAAGTCCACCAGGATTACCTTGTGGGGGACTTACTGGAGGGGTATTACCTGCTCCTACAGTTCCTGGAGCTGGTGAAGAACCTTCTCCTGCTCCTGACCCACCGTTTCTATTTGCATTACTGTTATATATACCACCGCCACCACCTGCTGAAACAATTCCTGAAAAACTTGAATCTGCACCATTAGTTCCTGCTCCACACGGAGCTGGACCACTAACTCCACCTGCTCCTATTGTAATTGGATAACTTTGAACAGAAACTGGTACCCCTGCTGGAGCATTTAATGGACTTACTGTCCAAGAATTACATTGAGATGATCTACCTTCTCTATAACCACCTGCGCCTGCACCACCTCCAAAACCATTAGTTGCAGCACAAGCATTAGCTCCACCACCTCCTCCTGCAATTACTGTATAAGAAACTATGTTTGAACCTGCTGAATTACCTGCACAAGAAACGGCAAAAGTCCCTGGACCTGTAAAAGTATGAACTTTGTAATTTGTACAAACAGTAGTAACTGTGCCACCTGTTGCTGTTATAAATGCTGGTTTAGGTAAATCTGATTCAGTTGCTGCTGCTACTGATTGCCAACCCTTTGTTGCATCACCATAAACTAAAGTTAATGATTGACCTTCTGTGGAAACTATTGGATTAGTTGCATCACCTGAAATATTTGAACCATTTCTATCTATTGTTAAATTATTTGTATCGAATGTATTTGCGTAATCTTTTATGGCCACGATATCTCCAACAGAAGGTGATGATGGAAGCGTCATTGTAATAGCACCACTTGAAGTGTCTATAAAATAACCTTCTCCACTTACTGCTGTAAAATCACCTGTCTTAATTGTTGTTTGCCAATTAACAGATCCATTTCTTCCAAACCCTGATTGAGTAGCGCCACACGCTAAAGTTACAGCTGTGCCTGATCCACCTAATGTTAAGGTTGAACCACTTTGTTTATCTATTGCATCTACTTCTATTTTTGACATTATACTATTACTAAAGTCCCTGTTACTGTTATAGTTGCAGGAATTGTAATAGGTCCTGCAAGAACTGCACTATCTATTGTTTGAGTTCCGTCGATCGTTGACGCTTGATTTTTTATAAATTCATCTGGAGATGTTTGACCTCCAATGTATTGAACACCGTTTACTATTGCCGTCATATTTCCTCCTTACGTACTAATACTATCTATAAATGAAGTGACAATATCTAAACTAGAAGCAGTATTACTTTTAGCTTTTAATAAGTCATTATTTTCTAAAACAATTTTTGCTCCACCTTGAATTAATTCAATTGCAGAATTTGGTGGGACAACCACACCTTTTGCAATAAAATGATCATTACCACTATTGTCTATAAATACATCTACTTCAATAGTGGAAGTAGTAGTATTACAACATCTAATTCCAATAACTGCATCGTAGTCGCCGCCAGTTACTAAAGTAACTTCTGATGTTCCAACGTTTCTTTGTAAATTGTTTCTAAAATCTTGTGCCATAATTTATTCCTTTATAATGCAACCGCCATTGCTAATGCAAAGCCAGCTGATGCTGCTCCTACTGGTGTTCCTGTTGCGTCCAAGAAAACCGATTTACTTGCTGGTAAAGTACAGAATACATCTTTGGTGCCACTAGTAAAGCTAACTGCCGAATCTGAATTAGAACTGGAGATAACTGTAGTTCTAGTTAGATTAGCACTTGTGCCATCTAATGTTCCAAGTCCAACTTCAAACTCACTTGTGCCTTGATTAAAAATACAATAGTAAGTTGTGTTGTTGTTTCCTATACCTTGTGCAAAAGTTTCAAAACCAGTTACTGCTGAACCAAGTGCCATTGCACCTGTGCCAGTGGTGGTGCTTGTAACTTTTACCCTATCATTTATTACTAAAGCCATAAAATTTTTCCTTAACTCATACTAATAATTGCATTAGCAGGTGTAGCAGGATCAGGAAACGTAATAGTAAAAGTACCATTCGTTGCTGTCTTGTTACCACCAAAATCTAAAACTACTACTAATCTGTTCGCTGTTCCATCAACTGTATCTGTGTTGTAGATTGCTGCAAAAGCTGCAGTAAAAGATGCACTACTGTAAGTAACATTATCAAAGTCAACTGAAGCAACTGCTGTGCTCGATGCAACTCCAAGTCTTGTTAATGTTTTTACAGAATAGTTAGTACCACCTGTTGTATCTACTTCATTGTTACCAGTTCCTAATAAAGCAACTGTTGATGATGTTGAATATGGATTAGAAGTGTATAAAGATATTTTAAAAGTGTTTCCACCAGAAGCTTTAAAGTTATGATTAGCTTCAAATAAAGCACCTCTAAAACTATTTGGTATTATATTTGCCATATTTCATATCTCCTATTTATAACTTGATGGTGGTTTAACGTTTAATTGAGCACGAACCTCACCATCTTCATATTCGTCTCTGCGTCTTTGACCGATCTGTTCGATCGCATACGATTCGATAGCTTCTTTATAAGCACCTTGATAGTATTGTAACATATCTGCGGGACCTTTCAAGTATCCATATGTATTTACCAGACAAGCGTACAAAAGTAAATCTTGATATTTATTTGACAGATAAGTGCCCACTGTAGCTGGAGCGGGGCTGGATGTAGTATCTGTAATAGTTTCTGGCTCTTTGTCATAAGCCAAAGTAATTTCATAAGTTTGATCTGGTGTTGGTGCTAAAACCCAAAAATTTTCGTCCCAATTTGCATAATATTTAGGAATATCTACAGCTGATGTTCCAGGCGTAGAATAAAATTCAGCAATGTAAGATGTATCTTTTTGTTCTAAATAAAACTGATCTCCAGCAGAATTTTTAAATTGAACATATCTTATAGCTCTTAAATCATCTGGGATTGTTACATATCTATTTCCAACAATGGCATTTGATGTTGCATAAAATACACTTTGATCTGTATCTATTGCTCTATAAATTTTATTTTCTGCATTTTTAATTATGGTATCTAAAATTGTATCACTTAATACATTACTACTAACTTCTGTGTAGCCTCTAATATCAGTTCTTAAATTATCTAAAGTGTATGCCATTATCCGTTAACTACCTCTAATGTTACTGGTCCTGCAGAACAATTATCTCCACCACCAGATACACCACCAGTTGTTGCAGAACTTGTGCTTTGTATATAAAAATAATTTATTGGATCTGTTAAAGAATCAGACGTTGTAGCTCCAGTAACATTACCAGAAGAATCTATCTGTCCTAAATTAATTGTAAATCCACTTGTATTATTTAAATCACTTACATTATCAAATGTTGGAATATTTTGAAACTGTTGTAAGTTTGGTGTGTCATCACTATCACCACCTGGACCTGAAGTTGTTACTTCTGGTGGCCCTCTAAATCTTACGATAGATCCTGCAGCTCTTTGATGATCTTCTGAAAAAACATTTACATAAGTTGTTCCACTATAAATTACAGTTGTAAAAGGATTAGATTCTAAAAGTATTAAACTTACTTTTGATGCAGGTTGTGGTCTTGGATTAAATAAAGCTTGAGGATCACTCCCTACTGGCTTTGGTTCTAATTGTGGTTGCTTTGGTTCATATTCAGAAAAATGAACTAAAGATCCATTCCATTCTCTAACCATTTCAGTATATGGAAACGCCATTCCTGATCTATCAGAAATTGCTAATGATCTTTTACCTGATGCGTACTTACCCATTATACTCCATCTCCATAAAATGTTTGTGGTGATATGTAAGTAGATGTTCCTTGATTATCCGCATCAAGTGCTCTTAATAATTCACTTTCATATCTTCGTTCTAATTCTTGACTTCTATCTGGTGAATATTTTTGACTTAAGTAATAAGCAAGACCAGACATCATACAAGGATAAAATCTATTTACTACATCTGATGTATTTGTATATGCACCAGCATCTTGAATTTTTGCTAAATAATAAAAACAAAATTGAAAGTTACTTGGTGTAGTTGTGCTTGATACACTTGAACTTGGTGTTGTATATAAAAATACACTTGGATTTAATTTTCTTTCTACATAATATTGTGATGGTGTACCTTTAGCTAATTTATTTGGTGTTTGAGAATATGTAGATCTATCTATTTTAGTTAATGCAATATCTTGTGGCGCTGCTGCATCAGAATTATTTCTGTAATAAGCTTCTAAAACTGTGTCTAAATCTTCCGGAAAATTTTCTGAATCAGATGCAAAATTATATTCTGCTTGTCCTTCTACTAATGGCACTTTTGCAAGTTTAACTTTCCATAAATGAACACCTCTATTAGCCCATTCTTGAAACATTATATTTAAAGATCTTCTTGCAGATCTTAAAAGATAACCAGTTCTAGCACCTTTAACACCAGTTCGTTCAAAAGCTTCTTCTATAATATCATCTATCTGTGGATTAAATTCTGATACTTCTGAAGTGGGTGAAATGGTTTGAGCAGTATTACCCATACCACTATGATTAGTACAATAATAAAATAATAAAGGTGCTCCTGTAGTTCTTACTGGTGCAACATTAAAAGTTGTTTGTGCCCCTGAACTTCCTGGTGTACCTGTAGATGTAACACCAGATGTGTAAGAGGCTGTAGGATCGTTGTTTGGATTTCGAGAAAACGCAATTTGATGAACACCACCAGATGCATTACTGGAATCTGATTGATCAAATATATAGGTATTGCCTTCTTGTAAATACAAGACAGGAGCTAATTCACCGTTAATATAAAATCTATTACCAGTTCCGTATTGCGTAGTACCCGATGCTACGGTTACTTTGTAAGTTATTGTAGCCACAATTTTACTCCTACGTAAATGTTATAGTAACACTAGGTGTAGTTGTTAAATCTAAATAAATTCCTTCTTCAAATAAAATTCCAGAACCAGGAACATAAAAGTTTATTCCTTCATCTCCAAAATCAAATGTAGCTATTGTAGTTCCAGACGAACCACCACTTTTAAAAATAATTTTAGATCCAGAAGCGCCTTCTGCTTGGATGCCTGTTAACCTAGCTCTTTGAGTTGTAGGAACCATTTGTGCATCGCCTGTAGCGGTAGCTACCTGTTGATCACTTGAGTATGATGCCATTGTTTCTCCTTAAATTTATGTGTGGGCCGGAGCCCACACTAAGTTAATTATTATTCAGTTGCTGAATTTGATGATAATCCAAAAAATTTAAGTGCTATCACCCCACCAGCCCCAGCTGTTCCTGAGATTGTAACTTCAACTTCATCAGCAGTTTCAGTAGCGACTGAACCAGCAGCAAAGCCTGACATTCCTAATATACCATTGCAACCAAAAAATCCTTTGAATCCTGTTGCGTTAATAGGCATAGTAGGTAATCCATCTACAAATCCATCTGGATCTGCGTCTGTTCCAATATCAACAAGGTTAACGTTATTAGCACTTGCGCTTGTAACAGTTACTGCTACTCCCATTGGAATAAAGTTTGATGGAATTCCAATTGATGCTTCTTTGTGAGCTGTTCCTGTTGCAGCAATCGTAATTGATGTGCTGTAAGTTGACAGTTTCATATCACTTGTTATGCCACCAGTGCTAGAGTTTTTGATGATGTCATCAAAACCATTCTCTGATCGTACTGGTCCATTGAACGTAGTATTTGCCATAATTATATCCTCCTAGTTTTTCCGAATACTGTCTCTAGGCCGTCGACTATACTCGTCAGTATTCTAATTAATTGTATAGTGTGTCTTTTATACATCACATTTAATTAGAGCGCAAGAGGGCTATGGTTTTGTGTTGATTTTGTGTGTAGCGCTTAAGTGGCTACAGAAACTTCAGGTGCAGCGTCATCTATTTTATTTTGCATATGCTCTTTTTTAGCTTCTGCAAGTTTTATATGGTTTAAAACTTCTCTGACTTTTCTGTCAATCTTAACCATATTGAGAGTATATCTACCCTCTTTAAGATGCTCCTGCTCCCATTTCAGATCTAGACCCCTCTTCTCCTGGTATAGACTTTGTAGATGTTGCATCATCTCCTCCATTAATAACCTCCTCGTAGGTTATATAGTTTCGTGAAGGATTATAAAACCCTTCATCTTCCCATTTTATATCACCTTTTCCCAGTTTGTCAACTATTGCATTTTCTATTGAAATAGGGCCATCTTCTGCGGTTATTTCAAAATCTAAATAATAGCCATACGCACGGATTTGTACTCGGAAGTTTTTCATATTCACACCTTACAATAAAAAAAGGGCCGATACAAGATCGGCCCTTTAATATCTGTTTATTATGTTGCGTTAGATCCGAAGATACCTCTAGGGTCAGAGAATCCAAATACGTATCTCTCTCTAGCTTTGTATCTTACGTTTCCAGTATCAAAGTCACCTTCCATTGAAGTTTTGATAGGTGATCTATTGAAATGCTTAAGACCATTAGGCACATCAGTTTTAATGAAGAATTTCTTCGCAGCAGTTAAG